GACCTTGTATACCTGCAATACCTTGTGGACCTTGTGGTCCTTGTACACCTATTGGTCCTTGTGGACCTTGAATACCTGCAATACCTTGTGGTCCTTGTGGACCTTGTACACCTATTGGTCCTTGTGGACCTTGAATACCAGTTAAACCAGTTGGTCCCTGTGGTCCTTGTACACCTTGAGCTCCACCACCTGGTCCTTGTGGTCCTTGTGGACCGGTTGCACCACCACCTGCAGCATTAATTGTTATTTCATCTGTAGCTTCATCTACAGTAAATGTTATATTTGTTCCTGGTAATAAATCTACATCACTACTAGCAGAACCATCCGTTAGTGCTATACTCACACCACCATTACTTAAACCAATAGCATTTAAATTATATGCTGAAAGAGTTGCATTTTCCCATAAACTTGTAGAACTATTATATACTAGTAATTGATCATTAGCTAATCCTGTTAATGTTACATCAGTTAAACCACCTAAAGTAGAAGATCCACCACTACTTTCAACATCAACAGTTCCTCTATATAAATGTCCGTCTGCAGAATTAATCCATAATGTTCTTTCGTCATTAGTTCCACCATTACATAATGGCCTGTTTGCTAGTGTTGTAGCTGGTAATGTTAATCCACCATCTTTAATATTAACACAACCTACAAAGTAACCAGCCCATGTACCAGCATCGGTAGTTAATTCAGTTATTATACCAGTACCAACATTTGTTGTTTGTGTAGCCACTACATTGGAATATAAACCAACTCTCTGTGGATTTGCTCCAGTACCAGTAAATGCAATAACTTCACCAATATTAATACCTACTGTTGTAGCTTTATTATCTAATGAAATATTAGATCCTATAATTTTGGTATATGTTACACCGTTTGGAGCTGTACCGTTAATTTCACTTGTCAAAAGTTGATGTCCAATAAAGCTTGTAGTTGCCTTATTTCCAAAATTTGTAGATATGCTAGCTTCGGTAGTACCTGCTGTCTGATATTGTAATGCTGAAGTTTGAAAGATATTTAGATTTCCAGAAAAATTAGCAGCTGCATTAACAACTAATGATCTTGCTGTAGTTGAAGTGGTATCATTTTTAGAAACTATACCTAATTCACCTGCTATCCCTACCCTCATTCGTCCTGTTGCAGTATCTTGTGCTGTATATGTTGTTGCATTAAATTGACCACTTGCATCAAACTTACCATTATTGGCATTGGTTTGTACCATTGGAATTCTATAAACACTACCTGCTGTTGTTACCGTATCAGTTGCAAGTTGAGGTACATATATTTCATTATTATTTGAAAGACTAAAACCGTCAACGGTTAATCCTCCTAAACCAATAGCACCATGACTAATTCCATAAGAAGCATCTGTTTGATCTATACCTATTGTTAATTGTACAGTACCGTCATTTGATAAAATAAAGGCAGTATCAGATGAACCAATAGACTTAATTTCCATTTGGTGAGTAACTGCTGAGTTTGTTATATTAAGACCTGAAGTATCGGCTTGGTTAAATTGTAAATTACCAGCAGAACTTGCAAGTGAAACAATTCTATTAGCAGATGCTATAGCACCGTCTTGGTTATAAATGTTTACTTGTCCTAATGAAGCTAATGTAGTAGGTGTCCATAATCCTGAACTTGTACTATATTGTAAAATGTCTAAATTATTAACTGCGGCCGATGATACATCCGATAACATATTAATAGTTGGAGCTCCGCTATTTAATGCAGCAAGATTTACATTGCCTTCATCAAAGTTATATTCAATATTATTATTAGGAGTATTTGTACTAATCGTTAATGCATTACCTGCAACATTACTTGTGTTAGTTGATTGGAATCCCATAAACTGTAGATTCACACCAACCTTTCCAGCATACACATCTTGATGTCCTGTACCTAAACCAATATTTTCACCTACATTTACTTCACCTGGATTAGATGCAAGAGTGTTAACTAATTTAATTGATTTGGATGCTATATTATACTGTAATTCCATTCCAGCACCAGCAATAAAATTAAAAGTATCATTAGGATTGGCTGAAACAATTAAACCATTATTAGTAGTTTGTAACGCACCGGTTGCTGTTGTAGAGTTTACATTAATTTTACCAAAACTATCAGCTCCAACTACATTAAGAGTACCAGTTCCAATACCACCTATAATATCCCATTCTGCCGTAATGAAAGTACCTTGTGTTGTTCTGCGGTTTGCTCTCCACCATACTAACACTTGATCTTCACCAGTTGTTGCTGGGTCATCTACTATTACAGGATGATAAATTATGTTTCCTGTTTCATACACTCTTGGAGACTCCCACGGGTTAGATACCATTTGAAAATTAGTATCAACCTCAGCATTTGTGAGTTCTCTTTTTATCTCTGTGCGAAAAAGAATATATTCTTGTAGGTTAAATGACGTTGCCATTGATTTAAATATTTTTTTATTTATTCGTCTTTTTGAATTCTTTAGTTTGGAGGAAACTCTTCTATCGTTACATTACTATAAGGAAATTCCGAAGTATTTCTACTTGATGTAAATGCATCTTTAAATGAATTAAGGTACCAGGTATTTTCTGACCAACCAGGAACAGCATAACAAGGTGAATAAATCCCGGTTACATAAATGTATTTAAGCTGTGCCCAATATTTAACATAACCAGTTACTGCGTTTTTAATTAACTGTATCTGTCTATCTATAAATACTTTTCTTCCAGCATTACGCTGGCGGTCATACGAAGATCCGCTTTCGAGTTTTAAATTTGTTGTAACGTCTAATGCTTTATATTCTGTTGTAAAATTATAAAGATCACTAGTGGCCAGGAAGAATGATATAGAAACCAAATCTCCTAGATTACAATTATTAAGAGGCTTGTAATTAGAGTTATAATATACTGTCATTGCAGCAACATCTGCAAAATCAATATATTGATGTTTTACCTTATCAAAAAAATCAACCTTTATACTTGTTGAGGTTATACTATTTTTTTTCAAGAAAATAAAAAAGTCTAAGGCTAGCTTAAATGTTATTCCTTCTAAAATCAATGGGATCTACTTTTTTTGTATATATTCAGTCTTTGATTAGATGGTAGTCATCTATAAGATAGGATATAGGCCCATTTGTGATTTTACATTGTTTAAAAATTTCTAAATGATCAAGGCTACGGTAATCATCAATCCAATAAACATGTTTAAACCCAGCATTAACTAGTATTTTAGTACACATTTTACATGGCGATAAAGTTAAAAGAACAATATAATTTTCAGGATCATATTCTTTAAATTTAGCAATCATATTTACCTCAGCGTGAATAAAACCACTCTCACCTGGATTAAGACTATCCTCTTCGGTACCAGTTTCTATATTTAAACCTGCACCACTATAAGATCCATTATAACCAAAGCTTGCAATTTTACTAAAATCTTTCCTAAGAGCAATACATCCAACTTTTGTTGTGGATGAATTAGAAAGATCTCGAATATTTTTAAGTATCTTGGTAAAAGTTTCTAATTTTCTTTGAAGTCGTTGAATTTTGGAATCCATTTTTGTTTAATTAACTTAGCTTTCATTTGTATACCATCTTCTTTATTTAAAGAATTGGCTAAATTTATATTTTCCCTATCATCATCAAAGAATGTAAAGTTATTAAAACCCATATCAATGAATTTTCTAAAGGCTTCTTTTTTTCTCTCTGCGGTTGAACCTTTAAGTTTTAATGCAGGGTCATTAATAGCAAAAATATAATTAGGGTTAATATTTATACCATTATGACTTAAGAATTGTTGAATAAGAGACGAATCATCACGAGCAGTAATAATACCTACAGGTTTACCTTTAGCTATAGTTCTTCTTAAGATTGAAAATACCCATTCAATAATCTTACCAGCTTTAAGTATATCTAAACTCTGAAAATCAGAAAAGTCTAATTTATCATTTGGCCTTTTCTTAAACGTATTAAATTGTTGAGGTGTAAGATCTACTTGAAAACCAGTCTTTGGATTATGTACTTTGATTTTACTCTTGGTAACTACAAGGGTATCATCAACATCAAAAATCGTTATATTATTTCTTTTCATTCTTAAACTTATTCCTTTCTTTATATATTATATCATTAATAAAAAGAAAGTTCGTTAGATGTCTTATTACTAATAGACAGATTAACAATCACGCCCATTAGTATAAACATGTTTTAATACAGGAAACCTTAATGAATAACCACCTGTTTGATTTTCTGTTTCCTCAAAGTATTGTATTGTTACTGTTTTACCAATAATATCTTGTGGGGATTTAAAGTACATTTCTCTTTGTTCTTTAGAAAAACCTGATCCTACATTTACTTTACAGCCTTTATGTTCTATTGTAATGTTACTTAAACATTCTCTTTCTACTTGTTTACCATTTTCTGTCCATCGGATAAATGCATTAGTAGTTCCTAAGACAGTATATTCTGCGTCATGGAATTTTTTAACCTTTAGTAGATTATGGCTTCTTTTACCTTCATAGCCTACATTCTTTCTAACCATGATTCCTTCAAATCCTGCCTCTTCAGCTTCTTTAGCCATTTCAGTAAATTGTTCTTCGGTAGTTAATTGTTCTTGTGGTAAGAATTCTAACATATCAGAATTAATATTTTCTGGTAAACTATTCTTTCCTAATTCTAATCTAAATGTTAATGGCGTAATTCCAGTTTGATTATCAAATTGTTCTAAAGTTAAATAATCAAATACAAAGAATTTAGGATTTTGGATTTGATGATCCTTTTTTCTAATCTGTTTCATAATTCCTTGAAAATCTTCATTGCCATCTTTATCAACCATACAGATTTCTCCATCTAAAATAAAGTTACCTGAAATCTTTAGAATTTCATTTTCTAAATTACCTAATGTTAAAAATTCTTTACCACTTCTAGAAAAGAATGTTACTATATCATTTTCTTTTCGGCAAATACAACGAACTCCATCTAATTTTCTAGAACCGTACCAGTCTCCACTTTTAAAATCTACTCTTTTTACATTATAAGGATTTGCTAATGCAACCTTAAATGTTGGTATACAGTTTAGAATTACTTTATTAATAGAACTTGTAGATGCACCCATTTTAAGGTCTCTATCAATAATATTATAAATAATAGTTTCATGTTCATTATTCTCTAAAATAAATCTATTAACATTTGCAATTGCAGTATGCCCAGTACAAACCCTGTTTGCTAAATCATCTAATAGAGTAAAAATACTCCTATAAGAATTTGGATGCCCTAGTAAATCAAAGTTCTTTTTACAGTTCTTAGATGTTACTCCATATTTTTTATAAGGATTATAAGTGTAGTTAAAAATCTTTTTTAGAAATTCACTATCAGAATGTTTTTTGATAGTTGCAATTTTGTGGTTTCCTGAAGATGAAGAATTCATTTCATCAAGGAATGTTTGTAGATAGCTAAAGTTTTTGTTTATTTGTTCCATTTTCCGTTATTTAATTATATTATAAATATAATACAATTTTCTCGGTTCTGAACTATAAATCTTATTTATTTTTAAAAAGTTATTAACAATTTTAAAACAATATTGTCGGGATGGCAGGATTCGAACCTGCGACCTCCGCGTCCCAAACGCGGCGCGATGACCGGACTACGCTACATCCCGATTGTTGTCCCTGCAGGGTTCGAACCTACGCTCTTCTGTACCAAAAACAGACGTGTTGCCAATTACACCAAGGGACAAGGGCATTAATTACTAATTATATACTTTAAATGAAAATTGTTTAATATTTAGTATTAAAAAAGAAAGTTTGAAAAAGTCTACCACTTTCTAAATCTTTACCGAAATATTCTAATGATTTATGAAACATATCGCCTCTATATAATACTAGCCTGTTATATTTGTTACCAACCATTGCAGTCATATCCCATTTAGAATCATCCCTAGAATCTGGATAAATTACTTTTTCAAGATATTCTTGATCATATGAACCATCCTCTAATCTTGGTGGCGTTTCTAAACCTGTTTCTTTATGTCTAAATAAACCAGTACCGCCATTAGCAGGCGCATCGGGTGTTAAGTAACATACACCAGCCCACATTGTTGTATGATCAGCATGAATCCAACTAGTATCATCAACTGTTGTATATTGAAAAGAAGTTGTATAATCGTAATCCCAATCAGTAATATCACCACCAGCTGCTTGGACAATACCTTGTATAGATGTTCTTAAGTCTTTCCAATCATGGACAGGCTTAGTTCTTTTACCTGGATAATTACCAACTACATCAAAAGGTTGTTCTAAAACCCATTCTCTTACGAGATCAGGGTTTCCGTAAAAATCGTCTGTTATTATTAAATCTGTATTCATAAGTTATATTTTATTATTTATTCCTAGTCTGGTTTTTGTATATCGTTATCATCAAATGGTGTATTTAAATATAGCATAGCTTTAAGCTTTTGTAAATTTGTACATTTTTCATATTCTTCAATACTTTCAAAATATTTAATTAAACCATCTATACTTTTTATTTTATTTTCTATAGCATCTGTTCTCTTTAAAACTGAACTAGGACTTTGCATTAATACATGATATGATAAATCCATAAATTGTTTATGATCAGTTTGTTCTAAAGTTAATAAAAGACTTCTAATGAAATCATTGCCAAAACCATTACCCTTTTCCATAATATTTATTTTTAATTTTTTGTATTAATGCTTTATCGTCATCATCTAAATCTGTAGGTATGTCTACTATAATGCTTATTAATAAATCAGTATATTTATCCTTTTGTTTATAAATAGGAAAGCCTTTTCCTTTAACTCTTAATACTTTACCATTTGCAGTTCCTGCCGGTATATTAAATGTTATAGTCTTATCAAAACAATCTATAGAGCCTTGGCCTCCTAAAATTGCATCATACATATTTATATTTTTAATTGCATGTAATCCTTGATTATCTAGAAAAAAGTTACTATCACTTACAACATCTATTGTCATAATAAGATCACCATTAAGCTCTACAGTTTGTCCGCTCTGACCTAATCCTTTTAATCTTATCTTTTGTCCATTTTTTATACCAGCACCAATATCAACCTTTACGGTTTTCATTCCTATCCTAACATCACGATTAGTTCCATAGTAAGCATCAGTTAAACTGATCCTTAAAATTCCTGTTGTATTTCTACCTTTAGCAGTCTGACCATACCTTTGATTAAATGCACCACTAAAATTTTGATTTCTTAATAAGTCTTCAAACATACTCTCAGAAAAATCCCCACCACCACCAAATTGATTGAATGGATTATTTTGCCTTTGATCATAATTAGCTTTCTTTTGAGGATCTCCTAAAGTATCATAGGCATCTGCGATTGCTTTAAATTTTTCTTCATTACCCTTAGCTTTGTCTGGGTGATATTCTTTAGCTAAAGTTCTATATGCTTTTTTGATAACATCAGCAGTTGCATTTTTTTCTACACCTAGTAATTGATATGGATCTTTCATTATTTCCAAAACATTTGTATACCAATTAAACTACATGCCATAATTAATGATACTAGTGTTTTTGCCGTAAGCCCTTCTCCCATAAAATACCAAGTTAAAAAAGTAAAAGAAATAATTCCTGTTCCAAATGCAATAAATCTACCAGGCCATAATAAGCCATCATAATATGCAACCATAAAACGAGTAGCAAATATTAATACATAACTAATTGATGTACCCATTAATAATGAAACTATTACAGGGTTCTTTTTAAACCAAGGCCAGACAAATTGGCCATTTGTTTGAAACCATATTGCAGCTTGTCCTAAAAAAAATAATAAAAATCCTATTATAAATTTATTCATCTATGTTGTATTTATAACCTTGTCTTTCCATATAACTCATATGGCTCTCCATCTGTTTAGCTGTTATGAAAACAGAAGGTTCTATAATTACTTGACCATCTTCTCTTTTGTCATAAGCTTTATTTAAAAACCACTTATCACGTTTTGATTCCCACCAAAACCAAACCTTTTGCCATGACTTAGGTTTTTTCATATAAACTTTATTACCTTTATCCATATGAGCAATAAATTGCTTGTATGTAATATCTTTATTGGCCATTTATTATTTACCTTTAGATTCTTTAAGAGTAAGTTTTTGTATTCTCTCCTCTAAGACAAATCTCTTTTCATCTAACTTATTTGATTTTTCCATTTGGATTGCAATTCTTTCCAAGACATTAACCAATTTAGGTATATCGCCGTCTATTAATTTACGACCCATTGCTGTTCTAAAAAATTCTGACATAATTGTGTTTATTTTTATATGCAATATCTCAATGTTTGTTTACAAATATATAAACAAATAAAACTAGTTATGGGTAAAATACCAAAATTTGAAAAATTTAATGTAAATGAAACAGTAACTGCTGTTGGATTTGGCATGAACGGGATAAATAATTATGGATTAGGTGGTGGAACCCCACAAACAGGTTACAGTATGGGTGCTATTGCGGGTACTGTTGGTCAATCAGCTGACGCTATAGGAAGCCAAGCATATGAATATGAAATGAATGAAAATAATGATCACACAGCAGAAGGTTATTTAACAGAAGCTAAGAAACATATATCTGAATCAATTGATAAAGCATATGAAGGTTATAGTGCTGGTGTAAAAGAAGCTATGGTTCAAATAGCTGGTGATAAAAAACCATCAGGTGCTAAAGTATTGGCAATTGTTATAATGGAAGCTTTAGTTGAAAGTAATTTAAAACTAAACAACTCTGGCGATTACAAAAAAGCATTGGCATTAGTACAAGATATAATAATTAAATCAACATTTTAATATGGGAATTACAAACTTTGAATCATTTGAATTAAACGAAGCAGAAAAGCATGAATTTAATCCTAATGAAACCGCAGAAAGATTAAAGAGAAGAGAAACTCAAAATATTGAAAGGTATAGGGCTGCACAAGAAAGAGAAGATAATTATGGTACAACCTATTATAAGTACAGGATTGCAATTGATAAGATTGATTTACAGAAATTAAAGTTAATGACACAAATACATCAGCTTAAACAAAAATATAAAAAGTAATGGATCCAAAAGAGGAATTACAATCTAAAAAAGATCAAAACACAATCAGACATTTTAAAGGTACTGTTGGTCAATTTAAACAAATGTTTGATGATTTAGCAGATGGTAAAGATACCAATGCTTATAATAGTCCAGTTAGACAAGGGTATGGTGTTTTTCCAACAAGAGATAAGAATACTAAAAGTCCACATTGGAATGATGATCATGAAGATGAAGAAACTCAAAATGAAAATCATATATCTAAATTTGATATATTTGAATCTAGGGAGTCTGACGCGTTAGCAAAGGTAATAAATAAAGGAATTATTAAAATAGACGACTCAATGTCATATAAAGATTTTGCATTGGCCGTTGGTAAAATTTTAAGAGATGAATATGGTCAACATAATTTTAAACCTTTTATGAAAGTTCTTCACAAAGACTTAGGACTGTAATTTATTTTAATATCACCACCAGTATGATCAGTTACCCAGTTTGATTTATCTACAGCATTAATGTTAGTTTGATATTCATTCCAATCCTCATCAGCTTTAATCTTATCTTTTAAATCTTTATCTGAAATTGCATATTGACCAACATCACAACCAGCAGACATTATAGGTTTCAGTTTTTTCTTATGAGCATGCTCTAGTACTAATTCATTTAAAAATCCATTTTTAAATTTAGCAATTAATTTATCTGATGCATAAATTGCCATTACAGATTTTTGATCTTCTAATAAATCATTTTCACTTTCTATAATTTTTGCTATATAAGCCTTTGGGTACTCAACATCATATATTGAACTCTTCCCATTCATGTATTCTACTTTTACTTTTACCATTTTATAAATTTAATTTTGCATAATTTGTTACCTTTGTCCAATAATGAGAAGTTGCAGTTTTTTTATAACCTCTAGGACCACCATTCCAATTCCTAGCCATTTTTTCAAATGAACTATTTAAGTGATAAGCATCTGCCCAGATATTAAACATCTCAATTGATTTGTCTCCATCTTTCCTGTCACTATTTTTAAATCTTTTATCTAATCCTTGTTTTCTAAGAATACGATTTACTTCTCTAACCATAATAGGCCTAATTTGCAAAAGACCAACCGATGGCATTGGTAAATTAATATCTCCAATTGTTGCAGGATTACCACCACTCTCCACCCATGCCATGGCAGTTATCAGTTCTTCTCGATTATCTAGCTTTCCATTAATAAGGTTAACTTCTGGTTCTATAATATCAATAACAGTATTATCTATAACCTCTATAACCTCTTGTTTAATACTCTCGGATCCTGTTAATGATAAGAGTAGTGTTGGTATTAATAAAATATTTTTCATTATCTATATACTTTTGAATTTTTCCAATTTCTAAATGCATGAGTTACTTCCTCATCTAATTTTTCTTCCTCGATATAAACTTCTTCTTTAATAGGTAATGGCAACAAGGTTTTAATTATAGTGTTAAGATTAAAAGTATGTTTAGCATTAATTAATTTACTCTCATATTGATTTTGTACAAATAGTAAAGCTTTATCACGTTCTTCTAAATCAATAAATATGCCTACTCTTTTTAATGCACTCTGGTAATCATCTTCAGTTGGTACACGCCAAACACTAACTTTACCTAATGCTTTATAATCTGTAGCTCCGCCACTGCTACCTTTCATACCAGACATAATACCAAAACCACTTCGCTTTGCAAGCTTATTTATTTTATCAGCAGATTCTTTATCCATGATCTGGATTGTATTTCCAGTTTTATGATATATTACATCTACACAGCTTACTGCCTCTGCTGTTGAGCAATCAACACAAACCTTAGTATCAGGTAAAATTTTTATTCTACCTTCAGGAATTACTTCTTTACATTTAGTACAATTCATTATCTGCATTTAACAATGTTAACAATTTATTTTTTAGTTATTAATTCTAAGTTGTTGCCGTCAAACTTAATTCCAACTACTTCTTTACCATCTTCAGATGATTCAACCTTTTTAATGAATTTATTTAAATCAAATGATCTAAATATTAAACCACCTTCTGCTTCTCCATCAAATCCATCTTTCCAAAATACTTCTTTCTCAAACATAACTTTTTATTTTTAATTAATTTTGAAACTCAACAGTTGAGTTAACTAACATTCCGTATGCTGGATCTGCCCACGTTTTAGAACCGAGGGTTTTCCAATGATCATAGTCAGCCATTGCAGGGAAGCTAGAATGAATATCTCCTACTGTTAAATTTTCTAAGATTTCTTTATCAACTATATAGAATTTACCACCTTTCATTGCAAGAGCAGTTAGATAAGTACCATATTCATTTTTAAGTTGTATAGTATGTAACCTATTTGTTTTATAACCTGTAACAATATGGCTTAACTTAGACTTTCCTGTGGATACAGTAAAAAATCCAGCTTGGCATTTTGTAATAACTTGATAGTCATATTCCTTACCCCAGCATAATCCGTGCTTATGAGCATGGAATTTGTATTGCTTACCTTTTACTTGTTGAGTGATTGAGAATCCTGTTGTTCCAATCGCGTTGTGTTCTGTAATTTGCATAATTATTTCCGTTTTATTATTATAATATAAATATAATCAATTTTTAAGGAAACCAGCCATACTTCTCTAATTATTTTCAAAAAGTTATTAACAATTTAAAAATCACCAGGTGCTACTTGAAAACAGCTTAATCCATTATCTCTCCACATATTTACTACTTTTGTTCTATCATCAAATACACAGAGTATACGATCTTTCTTATCACCAGGAAATATATCATCTAACCAACCTTTCTTTAGCTTATCATCTGGCATAAATGCCCAAGGATGGCCAGTCGGTCTCATCTTCATTATATTAAATGGAACATTATGTTTATCTAACCATGCAGCTGTTGCATCTTTAGTGGCTTTACTTCGACCAGAAAATATAACAATTGTAAATCCTTGAGCATCTAAAGTTCTTGCCATTTCAATAACTGAATCATTAGGCAAATCTAATTTAATATTATCAGGATCAAAAAATGTATCCCAATCCATTTTGCCATTTGATTTAGTTGCAAGTTTTCTCCTATCGTCAATAAGAGCAAGTGTACCGTCTAGGTCAAATATTACTACGTCTTTTTTCATATCTTTTGTTTTAATTGGTTGTGCATACCATAAAGGGTTTGGAAGTTCGGAATAATGATCCCATAACTTTTCTTCTAAAACATTAATGGTTATGTCGTTATCTAAATCCATTTTGTTATTGTGAACAATAAAATTGTTGTATATAGGCAGATTGCAAAAATAATTACAATATCTACTGAATCAATTTTCTTTAAGTAATTTTTTATTGCTTTCATATTATTCTGATTCGTTAGCCCATTCATTATCTAATTCTTTAGAACATTGAATAGTAAGTTCATTTAATTTTTCTAATGTACCTTCAAATCCAGGAATGTCATTCGGTGCATATTTACCTTCGTTGTTGAATTGATCTTTTATTTCTTTAGTAAGTTCTGCTACAGAAATTTCTTCATCTCCTATAAAATCAACTTCATGGTCTTTGTATTCATATTTGCAATGTATATTAGATTTTGCAGATATTAGGTTTGAACAAACCTCTTTTAGATTATCACAGTACATAATCATATCACCTTCAATATCTTTGATGATAAATGTTTGTCCACCTTTTGGTTTCCAATGTGGAGTTTGAGAGTCCGAGTAATTTTCGTAGTACTGAGTTGCGATTCTTAATGTTGCCATAGTTCCGTTTTTGTTTTAATTATTATAATATAAATATAATCAATTAAATGGGATTCTGAACTATAAATTCACGTTATTTTCAAAAAGTTATTAACAATTTTAAAACTTCTTATTAATCTTTTGTTGGTAGATAGCTTTTAATTTTTGCTTTCTTTTAGCCGCAGATGGCTTAGTGAATTCTTTTCTACTTCTAATCTCTTTAAGGAGCTGAGTTTCTCTAACTTTTCTTTTGTATTGTTTTAATACCTTGTCAATTGAATCTCGTTCTCCTTTTTTGATTATTAGCATATAAGTTTTTGTTTTGTTATTTATTTAATGGGTGAACCAGAAAGGATTCGAACCTTTGACCGTTGCCTTAGAAGGGCAATGCTCTATCCAGCTGAGCTACTGGTCCAATTATTAATTATTGAATAAAAGCAAATATAAAAACATTAAGAATATTCCTATAATTGAAATACTTGCACCAATGTACGATGCTCTTACTTGATTCTTTGTTTTACCTTGTCTATATTTGTCGTCTTCTTTAGTCATATTATTTAATTTATGATGGGTTATTAGAACAGTCAAAAATAAATCTTAATATTCCATCGGTTTCACTGTCGTTACAATCCTTGTAACTCATACCTAGTTTATTCTTTAGTCTTTCAAATACATGTGCATGAGAATTTCTGCCTTTTGGATGCATATGATGATCTGGGAGTTTACCTTTAAGTATATCACCAGCTTTTATTGCAGCCTTATAAATAAGCTTTGAGTTTTCTGGTGACATATTATTTAATTAAGCTAATACTAAAAGTATCACCTTGTCCAATTGTATCTAAAATATCTAATCCTTCTGTTACTTTACCAAATGCAGTATGAACTCCATCTAAATGTTGAGTACCTTGACGGTTATGGCAAATAAAGAATTGTGAACTTCCTGTGTTAGGTCCTGCATGAGCCATTGATAATGTTCCTCTGTCATGCATTTGTTTTGCAGCTCCATTATGCTCACACATTATAGTAGTTCCTGATCCACCTTGCCCAGTACCCTGTGGACAACCACCTTGTATCATAAAGTTTGGTATCACTCTGTGGAATTTCATTGAATTATAAAACCCTTCAGATATTAATTTTATAAAATTAGCAACAGTCTTAGGTGTTGCATCGTTAAATAATTCGGCAACCATGTTACCTTTACTTGTTTTAATTTTTACTTTCATTTTTATAATTTTTAATTAACTTAAATTTCCTGCTTCCCACTCTTCATGTATGATTTTCATGATTCCACCGTTGGTATTAGCTTCTTCCCATCCACCACCATCAGTAAATTCAAAAAATGTTACACCTTTACTAGTTTCGGCAACCCTACAGATTACTGTTTCTCCGTCTATCTCTAAAGTATATTCATTTGTGGTTGCCCACCAAATTTCTCTGTCCTCTACAACTCTTATTTCTGCCATATCTATATTTTAGTTAACAATTTATGATCTACCTGTAAGTCATAGTATGAATCCATTCCTTTAGGTACTGTTTTTCTATCATCTGGTCTAACTTGGAATGTACGATGCTGTCCGCTGGAGCTTATTACTGTTCCAGTTCTTTCTGTGTTTCTAAATACTGGGAGTATTTCGCCTTTTCTATCAGTTTTACCTTCAGGGTGAGGGACTGACATCATATTATGAGTCCATTTTACTTTATCGCCATTTTTAATCTCTGCCATGTTATTTTTTTTAGTTGTTATTTAATATAATTATAAACTATTGTCATTACTTCTGAAAGTCTTTAATCATTTCTTTTTTACAAACACCCATAAAGCTAAATAAACACATAATGCAGCAGGTATAACAAATAAGAATGCTACTCTCCATAAAATTGAAGGTATTCCTGACCATTCTCCTAGTCCTTTACATACTCCACCAATATATCCTTTTCCTCTATATAGTTTTTTATTCATTATCATATTTTAAAATTCCATATCTAACGCCACTGCGCTACGATGTTTTTCTGGGCAATTATATTTAATTAAAAATTCTAGCATTTTACTACGACTACCACCATTTACTGTTGTTGACCATTGCTCTATTACAGTTTCTTCTTCATTCTTAGTTTCAATGATGTCATACCAATAACCTAGTATATGATCAAAGCCCCAATTTATATCAACATGGACATGTACCTCATCAGATTCTATACCATGCATTCTTGAATTATATCTACTCATATTATTATCCTTTAAAGTATCCCATTAAAAATTTAGCTAAACAAAAGGGCCAACAAGTAATCCAAAATACTCTTTCCCAATTCTTTGTAATTGTTTTTTGTTCAAATTTACTCCAGTGCATTAAGTATTCTAGTGCAACAGAGAAACCTATTCCACATAACGTGTAAATTCCTACTATATCTAATATTTCCATTATTCTATTAATTTTAAATAAGCCATCTGATAAGCTGATACTTTATCTAAATCTGGATCATCTTTAATAAAAGCTTCTGCTGTAGCTTGAACTTGAGATCTAAGATTATAAGCATTTGCTTCTGTCAGGATCTCTTCTATTTGTATCTTATTATTTTCTTCATTGATTTGCCAATCCCATTCTCGTCCGTATTGCATCATAGTGAATTCCTTTTATACATTTCTATATCTTCTATTATATAATTTAAAAATAATATTCCTTTATCTTTGTCATTATCTTTTATAAACTGGATAGCTTCTTTCATACGATTAATAATTTCAACTCCACTCATCTTAGTTATTATTATCTCTGGTTCCTGCACCCACCCCAAGTATAATAAGCAAACAAGCTATTACAATTTGACCAGGGAATGTGGCACCACCTTGACTAATAGACCATGTTAGCAAACACATGCCCACTAACATTAATCCTAGCCACCATTCTTCTTTTATAAATTTCAATAATTCTTTCATATTTTTTTATTCTTTTATTTATTATTAGTTCTTGCATTCTTGATAGGGCGGTCGCACATCCGTCGCACATTTTCTATCTGAGGGCATAGTAGTTAGAAGTATACTGCAATTGAATGGTAAATCGCATACCCTACTGCAAGGAGCACAAAAGACCCCAAAGTAAATACCACTGTATACAGAAGAGCGTTTAAACAACCTTGACAAAATTTAATTATATTACTTCTCATTTTTAAAAACGTTTTTTAATTTAGCAACTACTACTTTAGGATCAACCAATTGTTCATCAATCCATACAGGTAGATCTTCAACAGATTCGTAATCCTCTGAGTCTACATGAGCAATCGTAGGACAAGCTTTAGGAATAACAAACGCGGTGAACTCGGTACCCTTACCAAACTCAGGTTGTTGCTCTCGCGCTTCCATGAAAGAACTATTAGCAAATCCGAGTGGCTGACAGTTACCATGTATAACAGCATTAAGTCCGTCTTCTCTATAATTTCCACCAGAGGCGCCGCATTGGCAAGTCCTGGTAGTCTTATGGAGTCGGATTACATCTCGGCAAAAGTTACAGTATATTAGTTTCATAAGTTTAGTATTCTTCTGTCGTATCAGTTTGGTCTATATCATAGTCTGACGTCTGAGCCAACCGGTTTTGTAGATGATGTACTTTTGCGTCATGTTCTGCTTGCTCTGCGCGGCTCTTACGCCATACTTCGGCTTCGATTGCGCTAACTACTTCTTCTTCACTTTTATTACCCTGTTGTAGGGCGAACATTTGTTGTTGTATAAATTGGACTGTTAGATAGCTCATGTTTAATTTCTTTATTTAATATAATTATAACAAGTACTCTAAGTAACTGAAAGACGCAACACATATTATTTAGCTCATATTTTTTCAGGCCCAATTTTTTCTGGACTAGACTTTACGATATACTACATACTTTTAGACTAAGAGATCTGGACACTGCTCTTTTTCTGGACTAGAAAATTTTGAATACCGGAAAGTCATGACCATGGCTAACCTCTAGAAAGAGAAGCGAATTATACTATTTAAGAGAATTATACTCCGGAGATCATTATGACATTGCCTTATGCTACCACAGGACTACCACTACTACAAGACTACTATAGACAACAAGAGACATGAGTTGCTTTACTACTACTAGAGTCCATACTACCTGTAGGGCTACGCTAGCGGGCTAAACCACCTGTCTAGACTGTACTAGGGCTAGAGATGATTGTGGTTAGTTTTAGTGCTTGTAGGGTTGTTTGTGGACATCTGCAGGCTAGTGAGGTCTGTGGCGTGCCCTACAGGACCACTAGGGTCTAGGGAGGATATTATCCGATATTGGAGGAAATAGAAGGTATCTAGTGTACTCTAAGGTGCTATATAGGCTATATGGAGGCTATTAGATGATCTAGAAGGCTATATATGGGCTATATTAGGCTATATATGAGCTATATAGTGCTCTAGAGGGCCCAAAATAGTGTGTTATATAGGCCTTCTAGAGGGCTGCTCTAGAGGGAGTGTAAAATGGCCTATTCTAGAGTGAGTAATAACACCCTAAATAGACCTAGTAAAAACATCATAAAAAAAGGCCCCTAATTAAAGGAGCCTTTCGTGGGATTATTGGTATGTAGATAAACGGAAATCTAAACTACTAACCTCATCCTTTCAGAGTTTAGGATATTATGCTTGTCCCATTAAACGTGCAGATTCAGATTCAGACAATAACCCAGTTCCATTAGCAAACGGATCAAATTGGATTAAAGCTTCTGTATCAAAATTCTTTTTCATTAAAAGGTTTCCAGCTGATACCATTAGATTACCATTTGCATGATCATCTATATTGTATTTTTCATCATTGGATGCAAAGTTTGTTATACCATTAACTACTTCCCAGATTGATAAACCTGATTTAGCATTTTGTAATTGCTTTGTAGTAAAGGTAGAAGGTTCAGCTCCAATATCAGAGTATGCTTTCATAACTCTATTAATTGGTAAGTACCTTTGCATATATTCAAAATCTATTTTTTTATCAGTAGATAACATAGCGGACATAGCGCGTTGTACTTCAGCAATACTTGCATCGGTATCGTTAGCAGATTTAATCTTATCAGCTAATCCTACAGGTTGAAATCCAGTAGAAGCCATTTGAATCATATGTTCATTAAATTCATTGATTGATTTATCAGTTAGTTCATGTAAACCGTATGTTTCAGAGAATGATGTAGAAGACATACCGTTAGAACAAACCAATCGGTTTAAATAAGGCGATACTTCTAATCCTCTAGTTGGAGTATTTCTGAATGTTACACCAGTATTAAATACCTCATCCGACATTCCTGGAACCTTAAATACAGAATTAGGAGATACACAGTTAATAGTAGCCCCACCTGATGGATCCGATCCGAAGTCTTTTACTTCCAATCCATATTGATTGATATACCCTTCAGCAAATTCAACGAATGCTTCATTACTAATACTTGCATATCCTGCAGGTAGTATATTAGTAACTTTCTTTTCTCTTGGATCAACTAACAGAGTTACTGTTTGATCGTTCTTAGATGATTTCATTGTTTTCATCATTTGAACTAGTTGTTGTAATCCATCAGAACCGAATCCTGTTTCGAACCTTTTAGCAAATGCTGTTGGTATTCTTAACCTACCTAATAACCTTTTAAAGGCAAATGCGGTTAATTCTATTTTTACTCCGTCAACCTCGATATGAGTATTGTCGATTACATTGAACTCAGATAAACTGATTTCTTTTCTCATTACTTCGTTCCTAATTGCTTCGTCCTTACGGATCTTGAATGCAGTTGGCGATAATGTAGTTAATTCTTTCATAAATTTGACTGTTTTTGTTTTTTGTTTGTTATTGTTATTATTAATATAAATATAATCAATTTCTACCTATTTAGAACTATATCTTCTTGTTTTGTTTCAAAAGTTATTAACAATTGGATATTATTTATCATCAGTAGCTTTTTCTGAATCTAATCCGAATAGCGCATCGAATTGTAATCCTGACTTTTTGATCTTTTCTTTTTCTTGTAGTTTTAATTTCTTTAAAGATTCAGATTTCTTGAACCTTTCAGTATCGTATGTTACATCTCCACTCGCAGCTAAATCAAAATACATTTGCTTTCCTACATGGCCTCTTCGGTTTTTACTGAAAGTAACATACCTTTCATCCTGCGTACGTTCATCCACGAATCGGATCTCCATCATACCTGTAGTCATATGCTTCAGTTTGTTGGATCCAACGAATGAACCACCTTTATTTACTTGTTGGATATTTAGGAAGGATGTAAAACACTTAGCATGGTTCGCGCCAAGATTATGTTTATACATTAAATCCAATAAGTATTTTTCAGAACTATTTCTGGTCATTCTGCCCGATTCGCGGATTGTTTCTTGTAACTCGACGAATGAATCAATTAATACTATATCATATCCTTCTAATAGGATTTCTTCTAGTACTTGTTTTGGACATTCATTATCTTCTATTTCTTGTGGAAAGAATATATCTAATTCTCCAAACTTAGGATACCTTTTAACATATAAGTATAAATCTACCTGATTCATCTCAGCTGATATAAACAGAACCTTAGATCCAGTCTTTTTAGCATTTGCTATAATATCTAGTGTTACTGTAGATTTACCAACACCAGGATCTCCAACGACCATCCAATTGGTAGCCTTAGGAACTCCACCGTCCATACTAAATAAACCGTCTAATGGAGTATTTGTCTTATGAGCTTCGAATAATCCTTTTTCATACTTAACATTGCTAATCTTAGTTAGCCTTGAGTTAATCTTTTGTACCTTGTTTGCTTTTTTCATTATGATTTCCGTTTTTTAATTATATTATAAATATAATCAATTTTAATCAGTTTTGAACTATAAATCTTAGTTATTTCCAAAAAGTTATTAACAATTCCTAAACTGATAAACCCTTTTCAATACGTTCCTTGATCTTAGCTTCTAGTTGTTCACATAACTCCTTGAACCTATCTTCTGATTCAAATGCCTTAACTGATTCTGCCTTTAATAAGTTATCTTCTAGATCTTTAATCATTATTACTTGATCTCCTAATTCTACTTTAAACTTACCGATTACTTTTACTGTTGAGCCTGTTGCCATAATTGTTTATTTTTGTTTATTTATTAGATTGTTTTTGAATTCTTTTATCACAACTACAGCTTCATGCTCTGTAATATCTAGTTTACTTGCCATCCACTCGCCAAATTCCATATTAAGATCCTTATGGTTGTTGAGGTACTGTTGATAGTATCGTTTAATAAGTGGCTTTTCTATTGTGGTGTTTTGCATATAATATAAATATAAACTATTTTGTTGGGTTCTGAACTATAAATCTTAGTTATTTAATAAAACAGAGATAATAAGTTTGCTGTATCAGCCTGAGTAGCAACTCGGAAGGTAGATTCATTCGGAACACAATTCTTAGATTTTTTATATTCCTTCTTAGCCAATCTAATTGATTCGTCCTTTGTCTTAGCAACATTAGAATTCCAACCTCCACCTTCAAAATTAAAGTTCCATGTTTTCTTCCCAGCTATATAACTCAGCATATTTGATTTCTCTGCAATAATAGGTTTAATAATTGAACGTTGCGTCTTATCTAACTTAACCAAACTTTTCAGAGATTTAATCTGAGTTCTTAATACTGTTACTGACTCCTTGTAGTTTGCTTTAGTTTCAAATGCTTTGTTCATAATGTTTCCGTTTTAGTTATTGTTATTATTAATATAAATATAATCAATTTTTAAGGAACCCGGCCATACTTCTCTAATTATTTTCCTAAAGTTATTAACAATTGTGGATGTACATCGATTAGTTGTTGACATACTTCATATTCCTCACGATCTATAAATAACTGTAAGAAACATTCCACCGTTCCTAGGGGATTATCTTTGCTCTTTATTTGTGGAGGTACACTACCAGATAGCAGATTTACAATTGCCTCATCGCCTAAGATACTTTCAGTAGTTACGGCTCCCATCTTGTCTATAAATTCTATTACAGCATCCTCCTTAATATATTGTAGATTCATCATATTATTTAGAGTTTTCATTTAGTAACATTCTTACTGAACATTTATAACCAGATCCTACAGAGTTCGTAAAATTAATCGGAGCCTTTCTTGCACGAGTATTAAATCCTGTTAGTATATAAGGAGAACCTTGTATATAGATAGTATCACCAACTGATAGATGATCCATGCCATGTAATCCTTTATAGCGATCGAAGTCTTTAGCTTCCTTAGTGATTACAGTACCATCAGTTCCTTTCGTATTCAGTTTAACTTTAAAGGTACATTCATTACCACTGAAACTTGCATTACCTGCCTTAATAGTAATACCGTACTTGTTGCTGATAGCTTGTAAGGCGCTGTCCATTTCTACTCTTAAGGTTTGTAGATTAGTTTTGTCGAATTGTTTAATTGCTTTTGCCATTGTTCCGTTTTTGTTTTAGTTATTGTTATTATTAATATAAATATAATCAATTTTTAAGGAAACCAGCCATAAACCACCATTTATTTTAGGAAAGTTATTAACAATTGCTTCGCTACTACAGGTCTTTTCGTCTTGGAGGTACTTAGAGGGGTATTCGGGCCGATTCTATGAGAGTACAGATATACTAATTGTCGAGGTACACAGATCTGGAGGCCTAGGTCAGGTGTTAGCGTGTGCCGAATGATTTGGTTATCCCAACTAGACATTGACCACTGAGCAGGCCGTTTATGGGTAGTAACAGTTAATGAGAGTACTTAGAGTTAGTATAAGGCTATCACAGGAATAGGGAAAAGGTACATTTGAGCTGGTATATATCACAGCCGTCTGGAACTAGAGATCATGTACCAGTTTACGCATAACAGACTTCCGGAACGGATTAACTGTTAGTACTTAAAGGAATATGAGTACAACGCGTATATAAGGATAGTTCTAGTATACGCGATTACTCAGAGGATAATGTAAATTATTTTCTACCTGGACCTTTTCTTGATGAATTGGTAGTTGTTGGTGGAACACTTGATCTAATTGGTTTTGAGTTAGATCTATTAGAATTATAGCTTGGCTTACTATTATTTAAAATAGGGCGAGAGCTGGAATTAGAGTTCCATATCGGCTTGTTGTTATTTGTATTGTTGTACCAAGGTTTGTTTTTAATTGGCTTTATAACTACTACCGGTTTACTGTTGATCACTGGTTTATTACGAACTATACGTGGCTTGTTGTTATTACGGATAATTGTATTTTCTATTAGTGACGCTGTATTTGAATTATATGTGCGACCTACAGATGTGCTGACCTTTGAGTCTAATAATAAACTAGATCTATTAGAACTATTTGATCTATTAATATAGGAATATAAGGCGGTGTTACTTCGACCTCTTAGACCTCTTCTACCGTACATATAAGGATATACTTGATGCCATCCATTATAACCATAACCTGCTAGATATCCATTCCATCCAGTATTGTTACCAAATGGTGAACCCCAATTATTTCCGCCGAATGGTCTATTCCAATTTGGTCCCCACCAGCTATTTGAATTCATGCTCCAACTAGTCCACATTTGGTATCTGTTAGCATAGAAACTCCACTGACTATTAAAGCCGTTTTGCCACATAAAATTGTTTGAGTAATAATCACGATACCAACTATACGGTTGATTCATTGCAAAGTTAATATAATCTTGCTGAAATCTCCAGTCGGTCTTCATCTTCCATCTTAATTGATTCATATTAGTTATCTCCTCCACACCTTCATGTCCTACTGTGGATACTTGATATGTTGCGCAACTATTTAACGATAAAGTTAATACTATAATACAGAATAATTTAATTAAGTTTTTCATATTGTTTTTGGTTGATTTAGTTATTTATCGGATATCTTTTGAGCTGCTATGTATAATTGGTCTACAGCCTTTGATATATGATCTTTTATCCCTGTGTCTAGTTTAGCTACAGGATGTTGTTGTAAATGAGTATCAATAATATTTGTTATAACACTTAGCCTATCTAGCATTTCATGATAGTGATACTTCTCTAGTTTAATCTTTTTGCTCATTAATTTATAATTGTTATCATTTTTTGAAAATCTTTATATCTATTTCCATCATAGATGCGAACCCAAAAAGCATAAACACCATCTGATAGTTCAGTTGGTAAGTAATCATTCTGATAGTTATTCGATTTGTAAACTAAATTACCCCATCTTGAGTATACTTCCACTACAGCTTTATAGTTAGGTTGTAGTATCAATTCAAATCTATCATTAATACCATCACCATTTGGTGTTATAACATTAGGTATGAATACAGAAATCTCAGGTTGTGGTAGTGTTGGAATTGGAGGTAATGCAAATGAATCTATTGGTTCAACAGGCTGAGCTGATAGAGTTGTTCCTATTAGAATTGCTATTATTAGTTTTTTCATTGTTTTTTGTTTTTTATAAAGGGGAGTGGTAGCGAAACCTTTCTCCCCTTTTCCGTAACTAAACGGTCCTAAAGAGTGGTCGTTAAACCACACTATATTAAAGATTATTTAATTGGAACTATTCCAAACGCTTCTTCTACGGATGCAAAATAAAGAGCAGGTTTTTCTGCTGCAAATTCATTCTTAGGTTTACTCTTAATCTTTGGTTTACTAGGTGCACGCTCTTTTAACATCTCTGGTCTATTTTCACGTACCCATTGTATATACCAAGGAGCTATCTTTCTAACATGTTCTAATGTCATTCCTGCGTATTTACCAGTCCTAAATCTCATGATGTTGATAAGCTATTAATAAAATGAACTGTCCATGCAACTAATCCGTTTAATTGTAGAACAACTAGGTTCCATTGCTTTCTAACGGAAACTTGTATAGTAACACAAGTAAATCCAATTACAAATAACCCAGGCTCCAATGTCCATTGCCCTGCTATTAATAATCCTGCTCCTAAATAACCAATCCTAGTAGCTAAACGCTCCCATGTGGTTAATTGCCTATCTCTTTCTATAATCTTAATTTTTTTCATATTAATTACTGAACGTATTCTAGCCAAGTTGTTAAAATATATTTGTCATCTGATTCTGGTGTATATCCTTTATGAACATACGGCCAACTACATGGATGAATAATTAATTTACCTGCTTTAGGTTTTACTTTGTAAAAATCGTCTTCACCTTCTTCTTTAAATAAAAATCCAGTTTCACCACCTTCTTCAACATCATTTAAGTATAATATTAAAACAAACATTCTTTGGGCAGATTTTAGATGTTCCTTTTCAACATGCCAAGTATTATAATGTCCTTCATTTTTATCATACTTTTGCATTTGAAGTAATGGATAGTCTGTTATACCATTTACAATCCTATTATGATAAAAGGTATCAGCATAAGGTGCATTAGTTAAATATTCACCAATGTATTGATTAAATTTAATTAATACCATTTCCGATAACTTATCATCCATATCATTATTTTGATGTAAGATGTTATAATCAGTTGATTTTTTGTTTACCGTTTCGCCTCCATCTCCAGACTTACCACCATAAGCTATGCCTGTTTTAATAGCAACCTCGTGTCTGTTGATTAAAGCCTCGCATTCATCTTTACTAAATGCATTTTCAAATACTCCAATTGTATCTTTTAGTTTCATAATTTTAAATTTTGTTATTAAGTTCTGTTAGTATAGCATTATGTAATGCAGGTACTTCGGCTAATGCCATAGCTATTTTGAAATTTTCCTCAACATAAGGTTTCATTTCATCATAAGTATCAGCAGTAAGATTATTTACCTTATCTATTAAGTCTTCTAAATCATCAACAATAATCATTCCTCTTGTATCATAGATATTTTTAATGTTAGGACAACCCCAGTATATAGGAATTGTTTTAGTTGCTATGCAATCATTAAGTTTTTCAGTAAACATGTTATCTCTATAAACATTTTCAATTGCAATATGGAATTGAGAATTAAACATTTCATATTTAGTATCTCCTAAGATCATTGAAGGATCAACATTATCAATAAGCTTGCCTTTACTACTTGCATAAAACCTTTTAGGAATAGTTATTTCTTTTTGTCTTTTCCATAAGTCACTTCTTAATAAGTGGCCTGGTAACATTTCTTTATTGCCAACAACAGTTGATACGCTAAATTCTTTTTTATTAAATATACCACCACATTCTTTTGCAAAAGGAATGTTCCAACAATGAAACATCATATAATGTTTAATATTAGATTTACCTAAACTTAATAATGTTGGATCTGATGTAAAAATAAAATCATAAGCATGATTATTGACAATAATATGTTGTTGCAAATGTGGAAATATTTCCTTAGGTTCATTTACCCATAGTATTTTTAAATTGTTATTAATGTTAACTTGAGTTGGCATAGCCTTATCGCAATAAATTTCTACTGCTACTGGAAATTCACCAATGTGCATTCCCCAACCGCCATGTATAATAGGTTTAATCATTTTCTAATTACTTAAAGGTGCTTTAATGGATGGATGAGAATTATAATTATGTAATTCATAGTTAAACTCTCCTTCTAATATATTTACTTCACTTACTTCTAATTCAGGCAACATCATAGGTTCCTTTTTTAGTTGTTCTTTTGCTTGGTCTATATGATTAAGATATAAATGAGTATCTCCTAAGTTACCAATTAATTGGTCAGGTACCATGTTTACTTCATTTCCTATTAACTTTAATAAAAGTGCATAACTTGCAATATTAAAAGGTAATCCTAAAAACACATCAACCGATCTTTGGTTCCACATTAGTGATATCTTTCTTCTAGGAACATTTGCTTTATCTAAAAAAGCATGTTCTAATTTTTTAGTATAATGTATACTCTTATTTAAGATATGAGCATATTCTTCTTGTCTCTCCGATTCAGTTAATTCTGTTGTATAAATTTGAAAACCATAATGGCAAGGTGGAAGTTTCATATAAATTAAATCAGAAGCGTTCCAAGCATTTACCATTAGCCTTCTACTATCAGGATTTCTTTTTATCTCATTAATTAAATCTGCAATTTGATCAACACCTGGTGTTTTTACATCTAAACCATTTCTATCATCTCCACCAAAGTCTCTCCATTGCTTTCCGTAAATAGGACCTAAGTTACCCCACTGATGAGCAAAATCTTTATCTTTTAATATCTGTTGTTCAAAATCCTTAACATTAAGATAATTACTATCTACTTCCCATTGATGAGTTCTTTCATAAATCTTATAACAATCACCAGTCCATATATGACAATTATTTTCTAAAAGATACTTAATGTTAGTATCACCTTTAAGCAACCATCTTAATTCAGTAATCATTGACTTGTAAGCAACCTTCTTTGTAGTTAACAAAGGAAATCCTTGAGTCATATCATGTCTGATAGTATAACCAAATATTGATTTTGTTCCAGTACCAGTCCTATCTTTCTTTTCTTTACCAAATTTAAGTACAGTTTCTAAGAGAGTTTGGTAATGCTCATCTATTGTTACATCATAATCATCTTTCATATTCTAGTATTTAATATAATAATAACAAATTTTAGTTATTATTGAATGTATTCTGTTAGGTATTGTGAAATAAAATATGCAATCTTATATCCTCCAAAACCACCTAAGGCAGTTGGTATTGGAAATAAAATAAATTTAGCTAAACTTGTTGTATACTTAGGCCTGTTTATAACTTTACTAATATAAAAATAATGTATCATATAACCTATAAGTACTGCAATATCCATTCTTAATGCAATAAATGGAACTATCATTGCTCCACTTAAACCAAAAAAGAAATTCTCCATTACGGCATAGCGTATTTCTTTTGGGTTTGCCTCTTTAAATTCTCTTCTTATCTTTTTAGTTGGCATTATTTTATTTTTATGTATTTTTCTATTTGATCATCAGTTAATTGCATAGGTAGAAATATAGGAGGATAAGAACCTTTTTGATAATAAGGTAATACCCTTCTCCTGTTATTTTCTAATTCAGTATGATCATTACTATGTTCATTAATACAATAATATTTTTCTATATTTTTATTTAAAATAATAGCTATATTTGTAACAGAGCTTATCCTACCTATAAAAATAGGAAGTTTAGCAAGCATATGAACATCTCTTAATACTTCATAACCATTATTAAGATCACTCCAATTTTTTAATTGCTGAGAATCATAATCTAATTTAGGATTATCTAATCGTAAAATATTAAAAGAATGTATAGGAGGTAAGTTATCAATTGTATTTAAATATTCAATGTCTTTACTTGAATCACTGGCTATAAATATTTTATTAATATTTGGATTTTCTTTAATAACTTTATTAATTAAAATCACGTAATCATCTAATGTAGCTGCTCCCCAATAATTATGCTCTGAATTCATATCAGTCGTTCTTAAATGAATGGCTAATGTATTAGAATCTAAACCCCATTTTTTATAATGATAATTTACATCATCTATTAATGAAGATTTCCAATTAAATAATACCTCACAAGCTTCT